ATGAATATACCAGAACTTAATACAAATTATATACAAACGCAGTATAACCAAAGCACTTGCCATACAATAGCAAAAGTAAATTATTCTGATAAAACCGCTGATAGTGCAGGATTAATTAAAGAAGATAGCGCTGTTACCCAAAAAATGAGATCTATCATTTGGCAAAAGAAGTAGCTATAAGCTCAATTCCTATCTATGGAATTATCCAAGCATTCAAAAAAGGTCAATCGGATGGGGAATATTTGGAATTGTTACTGATGCAGTCTTAATTGTACCAGCCATAGGAGTGGGAGCTAAATTGGCAGTCACTTTATAGCCAGAGGAAGTAAAATCACATCAGCCACAATTAGATCCATAGCTACAATAGCTACAGCATCTTCTTTCAAAATTATCCACGAAGTTGCCCGACCAATTAAAAATGTAGCTAATACCGTTGTTACAGTAAAAAATGATGATGTCATCATCAATAAAATAATACCAACAAATGCTATAAAATTAGATCATATAACACAATCCAGCACTATATTGGAAAAACCTAATATAGCGACATCAATTCAAAAAAAATAAAAGGCAAAGAGTCGGCAACTCACTCCAAAGAAAGAACATGGTATCCCATTGTAATCCAGATATTTCCGAAAGAGTAGTTAAAGTTGGCAAAAGTTCCTTTTTTGATTCTCATATGCTAGGACACGATGAAGTATACAAAGGTACCAAAGCTATAAGTGAAAAAACATAGCTCATGAACCTTCAATACCAATGCGAATGACAAATATATCAACCGAAAACCATGTAGCAAATAAATATAAGAAAATAGCATGGAAACCAATTACTGATCAAGATATGATCAAAAATATATCTATAAATAGTAAGAATTTTTTTCTAAAGTTCAAAAACCTAGGATATAAAGGACTATATCAAAATTTAGAAAGCACAAGTAAAGGCTTCCCAATTTATTGTAAATGGAAAAAATATAGCACAAAACAAACCAGCAGGACTATTACAAGCTCTTAAAGAAATATTCCCCAATGATCCCAATAAAATAAAACTTATTTCTCAATACGCAAATGAGAAAATTTTTAGTTTACCTTTTCCCAATATCATAAGACAAGCAGGTAAAAATATAGAAATGTACTATAAAATTAATACATTAAACGACGGCAGTCTCCAATTTATAGCTCAATACAGATCAATAAGCAAAAATCCTTCTAACTTTGGCATAAAGGCAAGCACAATACTTTCCGAGAACAAAGTACCACTTATTAGATTTTCCAATTATTTTAATGTGTAGACCTGGAGATATAAGTAAACCATAAATTATCTCAGCATTTTGAATATAAATAAGAGGCTAATCATTTAATTGAATAGTGATTTTTGATAGTAAAAATATGCTTTTTCATTCTAATATGTCACTATATTAATGAGTTCATAGATAATACTTTAATAAAAAATTAATTCATAATATAACTATGATACTGATTAATTGCTTAATAGCAGCGTCTTATCTATGCTTCACCAAGAACTCTGCTTCAGATTATCTTCTTAAGGAAAATCCTTAAAGCTTATATCTTTCTAAAGTATAATGGAGTGAGATGAAGGAATAGGAAAAAGAACGATGACGCATACTATACAATCATTCATTAGCAACCAATTTTACGGGAGTTAATCTTTTCCTTTCATCTAATATAGAGATGCTGAGAGAGAGATGGCTATTAAAAAAAATTATCCCCTAATATGGGATTTGCTTATGCTTGCTCGTACCAAAATGAATAAAATACGTTACGACACCGAACTTAAGAGCTGTAGAAAATTAAAAAAAACTAATTTCTTTTCTAAAAAAACTAGAGCAAGTGTGCCCAAAAGAACTAAACGAATGGAAAGAACTTATTGATATTTATGAGGAAAGAGATCGGAAGTACTTGAGGAGGAATATAAACATCGACTATATCAATGATAACTGACTAATCCTAGATCCCGTTATAAAGGGTATAGCGATAATGCTATTGAAAATAGTTATCTGAAATGCTCTGGTGAATTGTGGAATTTTTCTATATTTTTATGTGCATCAGTTGCCCAATTAAGCTAAACCCAAAAGATAAGACTGTAAAAATGAGAATACTCCTTCACGCAGAGGACTGGAATAATTCCTTGAAGAAATATTAGCTTGATATGGGTAACAAAAAGATTGAGATCTCAGAAAGTTAATAAAAGTATTAAAACCCTGACCTGTTAAGATTATAAAAGTTTTTTTTCAACTTGCACTAATATCACAAATAGCGATGATACTTTTGAATTATGGAAGGTACAAGGCAGAGATAATACTTTTTCTATGAAAAAAATTTTTTAAATATTAGAAAAATATTCGTAAAAATATATTTTTCTTTGACTTTTATTCACATTTCAAGATATCATTCCACGGTGAATAAGCCCTTGTAGCTCAGCTGGTAGAGCGCCTGATTTGTAATCAGGAGGTAATAGGTTCGAGTCCTGTCGGGGGCACCATTAAAACTATAACTTATTGATTTAACGATGTTTTTTATAAGATCTAGTCTTACCTTTTAAAAGGTGCGACTAATGCTAGCAATTCACCTCCGTGTTTTTATCTCACTTTTCAACAACAAATCTGCCTCTATTTCTCTACGGATTACAAGCCCTTTCAACTTCTTCCCTCCAGCAAAAACCCATTTACATATTTCATGAGAAGCGTTAATCCAATCTTCTCTATCCACACGTTTTCTCAAAGTGCTATTCCTATACCGCCCTATTCCAAGATTAAAAACAAAATCCCCAATAGCCGATATGCGGTTTTCACCAGCATTAATAAGAATCGGGGAAACGGTAAATACTTGGCTTAAGCACTTCGAAACATCCCATTTAAGAAGATCATTTGCTTGTTTTTCAGTTATAGCCAAGTTCTCAAAAACATCATTTCCAGTATGACCATAACCAATAGTCCAAATGCCAGCAGAACACCGATAGGCTTTTAACCTTAATCCCTCAAATCCCTTAACCAAATCAATTAAAAGATGTGGCATTGTATTGACTCCCGCAATTTATAGGTGTTAATTGTAGTACACGCTATCTTATCTGGAGAGGTGAAACATGGACATTAAAAAACTAGGCTTAATTTCTACGATAGCAATGTTGTCAGTAACCATTTCCCTAGGTGGCTGTGATCTATTAAAATCCCAAAAAGAATCAAAAATTGAAAAAATAGAAAGGCTAAAAAGCACATGGGACGAAAAATTCCGTAAATCTGAAGAGGCACAAGCTAAGCTAAAAAAAAGTAGCAAACATAAATATGAATTGTTGCATAAATATAAAAAAGAATTTGAGAATAATGAATTTGTTCCAGGGCTAAAAGAAGCAGCGGAGGAAGAATGGGAAATAGAAAAAGAAGCCGATAAAGCCTATGATGAAGAGAATGCCGTATGGAATAAGTTAAGTCCCTATCTGCCTAGACATGAGTTTGATACTAGAAACTACTAGCCCCGCCTCTTCTGTACTATTTTATCTGTGTACCAGAAGCCCAGGATACAAGCGATAATCTCTTGTTCGAACAGGGTTAAGACGGCTAAAGGGCTTTTATCAAAATAGCCCTCTTTAACACTCCACCAAACCAATAGCGGATAAACAATAATCCAAAACAAAGTTGTTAAAGGTCGTATTAAGGCGTTCACACCATCAATCCATTTGACACCACTTTTGACCTTTTGAGCTTTAATTCTTGCTAATCTGATTGGCTGATCAACTTTAAGTTCTTCAATTGCGTATTTGATATCTGCAAGATCGAGTTGAGTAGCACTTTGAATCCTGGTTTGCTCAAGCTTCATCTTATCGTATTCAATTGATTGCTTCTGCATAAGATATTCTAATACACCATCAGCTATTTTCTCAAATACAGAGGGAACAAACCGAAGAGCAAACCTAAATATGCCACCTGCAAGAAACGACTGTATCACTGTTTAAGCCACCCTTTAATATTAAACACCCCGTAGAGTATGGCGGACAGAGAAGTAACTATGATTGCTATGTTCTTTATGGACGCAAAAAACCATTTAAGACCTTGCAAAATATTTAAAATCTCTTCTATCCCTTGTTGTTGCTTACGTTCACTCCTCTCACAAACTTTGAGATGCGTAATAATACAATCTACTTTAGCACTGAGCTCATTAAACTCTTGCTTCGTTACGTACTGTTCTTGCCTTTTAGTCATCCTATATTACTCCTGCTTTTACGGAGTTCACGATTCATAGCTAACCTATCCTTATACCCCTCGTTGAAGTACTCACAGAGGTTATCTACTACCATCTTCTGGAAAGCCGCTTTTACATAAAATAAGTTCTTTAAAGGCATATTATTAGCGACTTCCTTGGCTAATTTGGCATTGGCTTTAGCTTTTTTTTCTTCATCTTCCCCGAAGATATTTCTGGACACTTCCAAACCAGCGTCTCCCAAACCAATAACGGTTGAAGCTACAGGGACAGAATGCAAGAGGTCTTTGAAATCGTGGTGATATTCGTTGAAAAATCTATCATAGTGCGTAAGAGTTCTTGCAGTCATTAAAGCTAATACCTTTGGATCGGTAAAATCGTCGAGTTCTTGACCAGTTAAAGCCTTTCTTGCTGTGTTGGCGACAATCCCCTCTAAAACAATACCAAAAGCTAAGAACTTTGCCCTATAAGACCAAGCTGACATGCCATTCGCTCCACCAACAAGGGTTTTAGGAACAGCCCATAAATGCTTCTCCGCCATGGAAATTGGAGTGGTTAAGAATTGAGTAACAAGGCTCAAACCTGGTATGCCTCCCCTGCTAGATGTGTACTTTGTATCTCTTAACGAAGAGCCAACCGATCCTCTCGCGTTATCTTGCGTTTGAGACCAAATATACCCGCTCATCTTGCTCGATAGATCACCCATCATTCGCTCAATAGACTTGTTCTCAGAACGAGCAAGTGTGACAAGATCAGGATGCCTACACTCTCGGATACTATCGGGCGTCAATAACCTCCCAGCATCAAGCTCAACCTTGGACAAAGCATGCATATCGGATTGGGTAAAACCATAATCTTTAATAAGTGTCTTGAATGTCTGCTCCCCATAACGAGATTTAAAATCTTCTAACCCCTTAAATCCCCTTGTTACTTCCCCCATCCACGAGGACGTAAAACCAAAAGATAAATCTCGCTGAAACCTATCTAAAGCTTTCAGACCTTGCCACTTAACCGTTTTCTCCGCTAATACTTTCATTCCAGAAACAAACTTACTTTGATTGTGAAACTCATTCATCATCCCTGTAATAGCCATCTCGCCAGCTGGGGCAAATGCTCGAATAGATGCTTTATAATTAGCGTTCGTTAGATGCCTCTTAAACTCTGGCAAAGCCCTAGACCAAAACGGCATTCCCTGCCTATGAGAACCCATAACCACACAATTTATTGTCTCTGGAAGGGCGGACAATATCTGCATCCCAAAACTCTTAACCACTTGAAAAGTCGAAAACCCTGATTTCAGCTCCCTCAGATTAATTTGTGCGTTAGATAACTCATGATCAAGCATCTCACTGGATATCGTCAATCTATCCCAAAGGATATTGGCTTCTTTGTATAATCCACCCATCTTTGTAACATCGCTTGCCGTCTTAGCACTCTTTAAATCGTTCTCGTAGGCTTGCGTAATAACCCACCTAAAATTGTTATCAGCATTAGAACCAAACGTACGGGCTATCTCAATATCACGAATAAGAGGGTCTATGGTCATTCTCACAAGGTCTTCAGCGTTTAATCCTGTTTTTCCGAATGCTGCATTGTAATCGCTGTAGTGTTCATCTAAAAGGAACAAATGCCGTGGTTGCTTTCTACTTCCGCCAACAGAGGCTTTACCCGCCTGTTCAGCCCCGCCAGAAGCTAATATCTTGTTTCGTCCCTCGCTGGATTTGGTATCCCAAACATGCCCTAGAAACTCTGTTAATCCTTTGCCATAAAGTCCTTTTTTGTCGTATGCTTCCACATCAACCCAAGGCATGATCGTCTCAATCCACGCTTTCTTGCCCTTAGCCCTTATTTTTAGGGCATCATCAGGCTGCGGACTACCCCAATTATCTAATGGATGAAGAAGTCCCATATCTTCCGCTTGAGCTGTAACCCTATCCCTTATTTTGCGATAGGCTCGCCCAAACTTATTCACTTGTGGATCATCGGTCTCAACCCCCCTTAGGGCTTTGGTGATCTTTTCGTTCGTTATTGGATCCGCCGAGAACCCTAGGTTTTTTGACCCTAAATCCTCAAAATCATGAAAGGCTTTCCGAGCGTTCGCTTGCTCTCCTTTAATTCTACTCTCTATAGATGCTGTCGTTTCATATCTCAAAAAGTTCTTAAGAGTGTTCAGTTGTTCCCCATGTTTAGCCCTGCCAACACCTCCGAGAGTCTCTGACATTGCAAAAGCACCATTCTCTAAAAGAAGTAAATGTGCTTTCTCACTCAGTGCCTTAACTTTATCCGCCGTCTTAAGGTTCTTAAAACTCTCATTCAGCTCTAATCCTGATAGGGCTTGCTTAGATACTCTCTCAATCTGGTCTAGATCCTCTGGTTCTAACTTCCACTCGCCAGCAAGCTTTTTGACCCTTTCAATACATTCTGGATGCATTACTTGCCCCCTCTCTCATAAAAGCACGATATTGCACTCTCAATGAGCTTATGCTTAACAATGTTAATGTCTCTCTTTATCTGCGGTGGCATGGAACTTGCTCCATCTTGAGAGTTGGAAAATTTCTCTATTATCTCAACCGTCTGTGCTATCCTCTGATCAGCAGACAATAAACGAGGTTCAATTCTATCCTCCGCAAAAGGAGACGTGCCAACCTCAATATCTGGCTTCTTAATGCTTCCACGCTCTAAAGCTTCTAACTTTTGCGAATCAAGACCAAACTTCTCTCCGTTGACTAATGCATGCTCCGCTTCAGCTATAGCGGACATGTGAGTCTCAAAAGACTCATTAGTCGTAGGAATAGCATCATTCAAAGTCCGAGACGTCATGAGTTCATTTTTAGCCCCAGTAGCAATATCACCCTCAGAGGGCGTAGGTTTCATTCCTACAAGTTTTTTGTTTCTTCTGGCGTTCTTGGCATGTAAGCCCCCAAACGCCATTCCTAAAACAATATCGGTTGCGATCGAAATGCTGTCCATCTCTGAAGCATGTTCGGCGAGTTCATCATATCCATTAGCCTTAAGTATGGCGTAATCGCCCATTCTATCTAGTTTGCTTAGACCAAGATTAACACCAGCACTTGCTATTGCACTCTTGACAACACTAACCCCAAAACCAGCTGGTATTAATGCACCTGCTCCAGAAATAACACCTGTCTTCATCCCTCCTTTAGTCGCTGTAGAACTATCCTGCCCCTCATCTCTAGCGTTCTCAAAAGCTCTCCTCCCCTCCGCTAAGGCAACGGATAAAAATCCCCCAGCTAAAGCTCCTAGTGGACCTCCTATTGAACCTCCTGCCATAGCTCCTATTCCAAAGGCTGATACAGAATGTAATAAACTATGTCCTATCTGCCCAATAGCCCCTGTCTCTTCGGGATCAACCGTCAGAGCGTTCTTCTTTAACGGATCAGGTGTGTATTCCCACGGTGTAACTGTAGAAAGAATATCTGCTGGTGCTTCTAAAACACCAGAAAAAGAAGCACCAAGTGCGTTGTCCCATATACCAGGTTGCCTCTTCGCTGGCTGTGTCGTTTTATCATTCTTTATAGACTTCATACGCTTGTTAAAGTCGCTCTCGTTATCCATAAAAAGCATTATCATTCCCCCCTATTCATACGGGATGAAACAGCATTCATATACTCTTCAACACCACTAACCGTTGCAATCTGCAAGCTAGGGACATTTTGGGGTAATTCGTCATAAATGTTAATGACTATAGGGTTCCCCTGTTTGTCTTTCTTATAAACACCACCAACCGTTAAACTATATTTCCCGTCGCCCTCTGACTGATAACCGTAACTCTCTGGATATCTATCTTTACTTTTATCACCAAAAAGACCAACAAGTTTATCAGAAGTAAGTCCGTGCAACCTATTCCCAAATTCATAGTGAGACATGCCACGAGGGGGCATAACATAAGAGCCGTTCACAGCGTACGCCGTATTACCAAATACAGCTTTGACTGCATCCCTCACAACCTCACCATTTAACGTATAATTGCCTGTCTTATGCATATTACCCATGATATAAAGCTTAATTACTTCGGCGTCTTGCTTGTAATTTGCGTCCTCCGAGCCTTGATAAAGTTGTCCTATCTCTTTGTTTATTAAATTGTTAAAGAGTTTCTTAACCCCGTTTCCTTTGGAGCTTTCAAGCTTAAGCTCAATATCGCCTCTGTGTTTCACTCCAGAGATGACTGGGATTGCAGAAGCTCTAGCCTCCGCAGAATCACTCATAGCTAAACGACAAATAGATGATGTAACTTTGTCTTTCATACCGTCTACGACACTCTTTATCTTCTCAATATCGCTTTTTGTTACACCCTCCTTAGTCATCTCATCTCTGAAATAGGAAACAAAATCTTCAGCCCTCTCTCCCTTAATCTTTTCAGATAATTGCCTTTCTTTGTCCGTTCCCATCCCTTTAACAATTACACCATGGTCTTTTTCCGTTTTTTCATTAGCATCGAAAATAGGAAGAACGGAAGAAGCTAACTGCCCTGCTTCTAAACTCAAATTAGGAGGAACTAATCCTCTGGATCTTTGCCATCCGTGCGGGTCTTTTGACAGTTCCTTAAGAGACGCAACCCTTTTATCCTGAAGCTCTTTTAAAAAAGCTTGAGCTTTAAACCTATCGTTCAAATCATAATCGACTGTGCGACTGTTAACGGTGGATACAAACTCAGCGTACTCTTCGTTAGTCATGGTCTCTACAACTCTAATATAAGGAGCGATATCCTTTTTCAGCTTAGCTTGAGTGATGATACTTTCAACATCCGCAGGCTGGTAATAACGGGATAAGTTGGATTCAGAAAAAACTTCATCGTAGTCAGAGGAAATATTCCCCTTGTTTGCCTCAGTCGTACGTAACTTAATAGTTTCAATAACTCGTTTTTTGCCAGATTGTCTTTCAGCATTAGTTTTTCTATTATGCTCATCCAATAGTGATTTTAAGTCTTCTCTTGAAAGAAAGTCTATGCCTGTATATCCCGTCTTACCATCAAGCTTATGCTCGTCTATTTCTATCGTTCCCCCGTCCGCATTTTCCGCTATTTGATCTGGAGATAGTCCATCCTTAACTGCTACAGGGCTTCCGTATACTAGGGAACTCAGATTACCTACTATGTCAGGTTCGTTAGACAATAGCCCTATCGTTTGGGATTTGTGAAGCGTCTTATCTAACGCTTGTTTCTTCTTAACTTTGTCTTCTGGCGTTAAAAGACTTTTATCTATAACATCATACCCACGATTGCGTTGAAGCTCTAAGTTTTCATTCGTTGGGCTTAGTCTAATATTAAGAGCCAAAGCTACGGCGGTATCTCCAATATGCTTTTCAGATTCTAAACTCATGACGAGTAAGCCTCGTTCCGTCCCTAGCTGTAGCTTCTGGTCAAGACTTCGCTTGTTTGAATTTCTGAGATAATTTCTTGTTTCTCTGTCAGGTACACCGCTTATCTCTTTATCTCTCTTGTAGTATTGATCTTGAGCGTATTTATGCGACAGGGCTTGCACGTCAACTCCTGTAGGCAGGCTTGTCATATATCGGGCAAAGTCAGCGTGATCATCCGCAGAATGCAATGCATCCTGAGTTAGTGCTTGAGCCTTAATATGTTCGGATCTACGCTCTTGATAAAGTTGGTTAAGACTATCCAAGCCTTGTGCTACCGTCTTTAAACCACCTAGGGGATCAACCGCATCCCTAACCGCATCTTGGTTAGGAGCAAGAGGCTCACTAGCCGTTTGTTTTAGATCAAGATTTGCCATTTATTTATCCTTAAACAAGTCTTTTGCTAGCGTCAGTCCCTGTCCACCCGAGGATACGATCCCTGAAACCTTACTGTTGGTAGCGTTTTGTTTCAGCCACTGTTGTTCCTTTAAAAATCTCTGAACCGTGGAAAAACGGGTGCTTTGGGCTTTCTCTACTTCTCTTTCCGTATCCGCATAGCGTTGTCCAATCCACAGATCAGCAGAGATCCCTGAAAGTCCTGACATCTCCGCTTTCATTTGAAATAGCCCTGCATCTAACAAACCCTCTTTGCGAAGTCTCTCGGCTCTCTCAGAATGCAAAATATCCGCACGTCTAGAATTCTCTTCGGCAAGGGAGGCACGATACCGATTGCTTTTAGACGTTGATGTCGCAGTTGACATATCTGAAACTACATTAGTAACAAATTTACCAATCGCTAAACCTTTAGAAACATAATCAACCATATCTAATCCTCCACGGTGAAATGCGTCGTAACGGAGGTAAGATGAAAATGAGAACTCTCGCCTTTATGCTTGATAACTAACTCAGGAAGATGCTGTGCATCACTGTATATCGGGAATGTAAACTCTCCCGTTTTCGGAGAACCTCTCAACTCCTCTATAGGATGCATCTCTTCCCCATAAACCCCAACCTCAATATCACTCGTATTGATGACTTTGATTGATCCCTTGAATATACGAACTTTCTTCCCACTAAAGTTGTTGAACGCATCCCCAGTATCAATGGGAGGAAGTCGAACAATACAATCATAACCATATGCCGTTCCCTCATGGGCTAAAGGCTTCTCACCTTGCTTCAATAGCCTTTGAACTAACTTTCCGTCTTTTCTGGAAGTTGCATAAACACGAACATCAGCGTCATCATCATCAGAGGTTAAATAATCCTCCCGTTCCACTGGTTCTTGCTTGTAATGTTGAGCAATTGCTTTTTGGCAAAGAGGAGGTTCGGGATCAGGAAGATCTCTTATTGCTTGTAATCTATCTTCTAAATCATCCGATGCTAATTCAGCTCGTAAACGCTCCCTTATATATTCGTTATCCTCAACAGGTTCCGGATTAGATCCTACTGCGTTAAATCGTGCTTCTAAATTAGATTCAAATTCGTCTTCTTGGTCGTTATACTTTGAACCGTTCTTCAGCTTCTGTTCAATCCTATTATCTAGATCTTCCTGTGATAACTCGTCTTCTTCTGATTTCTCTTCAGGTTCTTCCTGTGCGTTGTCTTCACTCCTACGTTTCTCTTCTTCTTGGGCTTTAGACAATGCAGAAAGATAGTCCGATACTACAAAGGAGTGCGTATCCCCACTTCCCTCTAACATCGGCTCTTCTTCCTCCTCATCAGATCCAGGCTTAGACCCTAACGCATTAAATCGTGCTTCTAGATCATCTTCGTCATCATCGTTATCTTCTTCCTCAACTACTCGTTCTGCTGTCTCTTGTGCTAATCTTGCTTCTTCAGCTTTTACGCTTGCTTCTTCTTTTAATCTTGCTGCTTCTTTTAATCTTGCTGCTTCTTTTAATCTTGCTTCTTCGGCTTTTACTCTTGCTTCTTCTTTTAATCTTGCTTTTTCAGCTACTCTTGCTTCTTCTTTTAATCTTGCTTCTTCAGCTACTCTTGCGTCTTCAGCTTTTAATCTTGCTTCTTCTTTTAATCTTGCTTTTTCAGCTTTGTCTCTCTCCCTCGCATCAAGTGTTTGTATCTTACCCTCTGTTTCTTCTATTAAAGTACTAATACCATCTGATATTTGCTTATTGGCAACAAAATAAGGCACAGTGGCTTTTAAACCCATCTTGTAAAAATCATCTTCCCCTAAATCGGCAAGATGCATCACTTTATGGATTTCATCTCCGTGAGCGTTGGTTTGCTGTGTAAGGGATTTACCCATATCCCCCCAATTGTTATAGTTAGCATACTTCTTAAGTAATCGAAGAGCCTCCGTAGCCTTATCTTTAGCTGTTCTTTTCTCCCATACACTAAATTTAGCAGGGAGTTGTTCCGCAATTCTCGTCGCTTCTCGCTGATGTGCCTCAACCTGAAACCGCAACTTCCGAGCAAGGGCATATTCTTTGTTATCTATGTGTTTTTTATAGATCCTATATAAGTCTTTACTACGTTTTAAATGCCACGTTGCTTTATTATTCGCTTCTAAAGGTGTAGCAAACACCACCTGTTCATTTCTTTCGGCTTGTTGCTTATAAGCGGTCGCAAAAACCGCATTATGCAGAAGTTCAGGATCACGAAACACACCGTAAAAATCAACAATAGATGCCTGAATATCTAGAGGTAGAACATGCGGAAGATCCGCTTGTTTGCTTCTTAATTGGTTAAGTAACTCTTTAAATTTGGAATCAAACTCTGCCCTTTTCTCTAACGCCCTTTCTGCATCCTCAACCCCTGTAACAGCATCGTTCTTAACCGATTCTTTTGCCTTGTTAAAAGCTTCCTCATGTTCTCTTTTAAGACTCTTAAGAGCTTCAACCTCCTTGCGTCGTTCATCCACAAACTCTTGATGCTCGGGTGCAACCTTGCTATCAAGAAAGTCAATCGCAGCTTTAAGATCAGTTCTAAGTGCTTGTGCCTCTTCCCCATATCCTACTACTTTATCGTAAAGCGAATTTAACGTTTTCTTCTTCTCGGCAAGGTCGGCTTGTGTAGTAGCCATGTCGGCTTTATAGTCATCATGGAGTTTTGCCCTCCACGCAATACGCTCTTGCGACACTCTGTCAATTACATCCTTGATACCCTTGATTATCTCAGGATCATTCTTCTGCGAATTAACCGACAACTCAATCCCTGCAACCTTAATATATGCCTGTGAAAGATGCTCTAAAGCGTCTTCTCGCTCTTCGGCGGTAATTGCTTCTTTATCTCGTATCGCCTGAGACTTTTGCGTGTCCTCTCTTGCCTGATCCAGAATGTTATTCAAATCCTCTTGGACATTGGCATTTTCCGTTGACTTTTTTAATTCTTCCTCTCTTTTTGCTCGGTCGGCTTCCTCCGCACTAGCATCAGACAATATTGCGACCAACGTTGCCGTCCCTCCTGCTATAGCAGTCGCAACAGGAGCCCCGAATCCAGTTGCGACCATAACTCCAGTAGCAACAGAACCTACTGCCGCTACCGTCCATTTAGCAACATCTAACCAAAAACCCATTAGTTCGTCCTTTCCATCAAACCATCACCGTGTAAAGCAAGCGGATTAAAAGCTCTAAGCCTCTCTAATCCTATCGAACTAACACCGTCTTCATTCGTTCTACTCACCAAAAACCAAACCGTCGTTTCCCCTTGATCCAAACAAAGACAAGAACTTAAAGACATAATCTTAACCCCTCGACCACCTAGCTTATGAACGTGCCACGAGCCTTTCTCTTTGGAGTTGGCATGCAAACTACAGCTCAATAGTTCACCCTTGTTATTCAACACCCACAAAAGAGAATACGGATCTTCCTGATAGGCAAGTTGGCGTATGCGATAATCCAGCAGATGATCGACGTTTTGGGTCAGCTCTAAAAATTGAAAACCTTGCTCACTCGCACCGCCTATAATCTGAATCCTTCTACCCGCCCCTTGAACAAAAATTAGTTCATCGCCAATACTCAAAGGCGGAGCTTCATAAACACCAATCCCTGCTAATCGTCTTGAAACCAGATTAAAACCTCTCTCAAAATCAAGAATAACAATCCATAGTGAGGTGTCAGTCCCAATAACAAGACCCTTTTCCATCGGTCTAAACCAACGAATGACAGACATCGTATCATCCGTTATTGCAACAGATAACGACTTGCGATAATCAACATTGCCCTCAATTGTGTCAGGGCTAAAATCAGTAAATGTATTATAACCAGAGAAATAAACAGCTTGAGGATCAAACTTTGACCCAGAAAAACACAGCCTATTGTTATAAAAAGATACATGAGACGGATAACCTTCACGTTCTCCCCAAGCACTCATATTCCAATACAAAGTACTGTTACTGTCTGTAACGCAAAAACCCTCGTGAAGCATGACTTCAACTGTCTTTGCTCCTGTACAGTTGACTATCTCTCCCCAAACATAATAAGGTGTCCTGTATTGTCCGCCCGTGCCAAGTGTGCTTTTGCCGTCTTTATCAACGCTTAATGCTTGCGAAGAGGCTATGACTTTCCATGTAACACCACCATCTCGGATATAAGTGTCTCTTCTATTATCTCCAAACTCCTTACCTGAGATTCCCTCAGTAATGCACCGATAAACTTTCCCGTACATCTGCATAAAGGCGTTCTCAGGATATAAGGTGTTTGCTGTCCAATCCTTTGGAAGCCACCCAAGACGAAGCATCCGTCCAACATCTTTTGTCTTAAAGATGGGCAATGTGGAGGTAACAGTAATCTTCCCTTTGCGAGTAGCAGAGAGGGTTACTCTCAGTTTCGCATCATGCTTTTTCCCGCCAACTTCACGCCGTCCTAACCATGGCGGGGGAGCAAACACCATCTTCTCAAAAATAACCCCTGCTTCCGTAAACTCTATCTTATACGGCGAATGCTTAGGATGAACTAAAACTATAAGAGTACCCATGCGGGCAACATCAAGCTGTTCAGCCTCACGGAAACTATAAGGCGTACCATAAAAACGAATAAACTGTGGTGGTTTTATTCCAGTAACCTCCACATACACCATCTTCTTCTCGCCAAAGATGAACAGTACAGCCTCATCACCACCTAAAGCAAAGGAAAGTATCCGACTTGCTTTCGGTGGAAGATCAATATGTTCATAGCGATACAACGGAGGTCTGCGTACCAATGATCCATCTTGTAAAGGAATCATGTTAAAACATTGCGATAAACCTTGAGAATGTAGTTCAAGATCACTACGAGACTGAATAATCTGAGGAGAAACTTCACCGCCTGCGAATGATCGCTTGGTATAGGCACCTTTAGGCATGTTAATATTCCCTCTCTTCAACAATCTCAATCCCGTCCATGTCAATAGCTGATTTCTTCAATTCTTCAGATTCCCCCTTAAGACGCAAAGTTAATTGACTATCTGCTGTCAGCGTTGGACAAAGTTCACTCGCCAACTTTAAGGAAAGTGTCTCTTGATAGAGAGGATCACAATCTGCTAACGAAACCTCCTCAATATACTTAATAGAAAGCGGGATAGACTTATTATCGTGGACAACAATACAATCCCCATCTAATATCCCATCCCTGTCTATCTTTAAAACTTTAAGACATTTCTTAGGGAGAGGATAACGAACCCTCCCTTGATCTTCAGAGACTAAAGAAGACAAAAAAGAAGACTTCGTCGCAAAACCCCACGCAAATGAACGCAGTAAACTACGGTGAATAGGGGAGAGTAAAAACTTGCAATATTTAGCTTTTATACTTCCCTCATCCAGATTCGCTATCGGGCGTTGCCCTAACTTCAACAACGCCCAATTACAGATCTCACACTCAGTCATCTAGGTTAAGCCGCCTTTTTACCAACTAACTTCGGTACCCCCTTGAGAGAGGCATGTGAGATCTCAATACCTAAAATCTTCTCTGGTTCTACCCGAGCCGCACCAAAGGATGCGGTTAATGTAATTTGGGGTGCATGCCATTTACTAGGATCTTCAGAATGTTTTACCTCAACCGCTTTCCTTTGCGTAAAAGCAACCGCCGATTTGCAATAAATCGGTAAAACATACTTGATCTTGTCATTAGCAAATTTAGCAGAGGATGTAACACCAACTTGTCCTGCTACATTTTTGATTTTCGAGTCCGTCAAACCTGGAAATTGTGTCCCTGATGGAAATAAGTTATTGCCTGGTACTTTCTCCATGTTGATAAACCGAACCCCAGCAAAAACTTCAATCCTACCCGCCTGTAAAGCTGCCGTATTGATATAATCCTTACTTGTTGCTTTCTCTAACGCAAATAACGACGCCCATACATCACTCGGTACTAAAACGTATATTTGCTCAGAATCAACATCAATATGCCGTTCCATAAAAATAGATTTAGCCGTAATAAGTTGTCCTATAAAGGTTTGAAAAAAGTCATCACCATCAACCGCAGATATTATATTATCCGCAGAAAAAGGTTCTAAGCTCTTCGCATCCTTACCACACTGATTAACTCCTAGCATACCCTCAAGGATAACTTCGTCTTGTTTACGGTGCATCGCAGCTGTTGCTAATTTAGCGTAGGGTAAAAGCGGATTAAGCCCTGAATCCAAAGTCGCAAACGGATCAATGCGTTCCGCCCATCCAAACTGTTCGTGGCTAATCCATCTTCTGGATTGATCGGTGTTATTGTATATGGTGTCCGACATATCACCGATAATCTTATGGGCTTCGGAGGGCTTAAATATTTCTACATAAGCTGATTTCTCACCCTCAGTAGATTTCTCCGTTACCGTAGGTCTCAATTTTGATGTTTCCTGTTGCAAAGCAAGTTCAACATGCTTTTTGAACTCTAATATATTAGCCGTTGCTAATTGCTGTTTTGTAGCCATAATTGTTATCCTTTTCTATGGTGTTATTGATCTAATAAGGCTTGCTGGTTTGCCCATTGTTTTATCTTATTATTGGCAGAAGTATCGCCCGCTTTACGCTTCTCTATAAATTCGGGGTTATTAAACAGCTTGTCATAATCTTCTTGTGATCCTCGAGACCCCTCAGATCGAGCAAATGTATCCCCTACCGAAGTCTCTTTGTTCATTTGAGCGTAACGGTCAAAAAACTTAAAGGTCTTTTGAAATCCCCAGGTAGATACCAGGGCTTGTACATCTGCGTCTGCTATCTTCTCTTGACGAAAATAACGGGCTATGTCTTTCTCTCTTCTGCTGTAATCAACACCATATTCGGACTTCAATGCCGTCTTGTCTTCCGCTAAAGCCTTGTCCAATCGCTCTATCGAACGCTTCTCGTTCTCTTGCCCATGAGCAACAAGGCGATCTATAACTTTCTGTGCCGTCTTTGCATCAATCCCAGCCTCCTTAAAAGCCTCACTGTGGGCTTTAACCTCCTCTTGCGGAATGTACTCAGGACAGTTTAGGGTATAGTCTTCACTATTGAGTTGTGATGCTTCAGCCTCTTCGGTTGATGTATCCTCAGTGGATGCATACTTTTTAAAAGGATTACTTTCCACTTGCTCCTTAGTAGATGGTGTATTATCCACTTCTGGACTTTCTACTTCGGTCTCTATTGGTGTTGAAACAGGTGTTTCTTTTACATCTGTCATTATTTATTCCTTTTCTATTGAGTACATTTGCACTATTTGTTCAAAATTAAGACCTAAACTTGATGCGATACGAACCGCCATAGCCCGTTTGCCCTCACAGTGAGCAAGCTTTAGGGCATCATCAATCTCAGGTGAGGATAAAAGACCTCCTTCAACCATCAAATCTATCAAAACCTCTTTCCCAGCTTCTGTGGCAAAAACGCTTTTATACGATCGAAGTCTTTTTTCGTCTTCTTCCAATCGTTCAGCTAAAACAACAGGATCAACAGTGTAACCTCGACCTAAAGCTGTATTTTTAATCTTCTCGGCAATAGCCTTAAAATCAATCATAGCTATTCTCCATCAGGTCATTCGTCATCTTCTTCTCTATAGCTTTACTCACGGCTTTCGCCCCTGCTTCCATCCCCATTTGCTCTTGTTGTTGTGCATCTTGTCGATTTTGCATCGCTTCCATTTGATCGTCTCTGTCTTTACGTCTCTGCTTCACTTCATCCACATCACGGATAAGATGTGCTGGTGAACCACTCGCCCAAAGGGCAAATCGGGAAACCTTATCAATATCAATATGATCCATAGGTTCTGGATTACCCGTTTTAGCCCCCAATTCTAAAACGGTATTCGTCCCTTGAAGAACACTCGCAACACTCTCGGCTTGTTGGTATTTGAATAAGGGCGATGTATACTCAACCTTTAAAAGGTGGAAAGGCGAATGATCATAATCCGTTAGCTCTGGAAGATTGTGTTGTGCATCAAGAATATCCAACTCCCGCTTAATCATCGCTCCGATAAATTCTGATTGAAGACCTCCTATCAAAGGTCCTACAAACGCACCTTTCTCTCTCGTCTTCTCCATAGATTCCGCAGCTGAACGAGATGCCTTGTCATCCAACACTTGAAACAAATCCAGCAGAAAGAGACTATGAATAGATCCTTGTATTCTTTTAAGCTCCTCATAAAAGGGAAGAGGATTGCCAACTTGAAGAGGTTGAAAAAGGGCTTTGCCGTCTTTGCTCATCGCACCTATGTTCATATAGCGAGACTTATTTTTGAATTCTAACTGTTTAGCCTCTGGGGGAGCAAGATACGCTGGATGTAAAGAAAGACGGGCGTATTGGGCTAATTCGTTCGATATCTCGTTTAAACGCCTAATCGCAGGGAGTGCTTCCATCGCAGGGGATTTACCATAAATCTCATCAGCCCTGACCCTGTAGCGTCCAATAATATAGGGAAGAGTAGTAATCTGCTTCTCTTCAAAAAATACGTTCTCATCAATGCATACAAATTGAGAATGAAAGTTCTTGTTGCCTTTATCTTTCTTCTTCTCAGAAAGACTTTTAGGATAGACCGCATGAATGATCTTAAACTTGTCAGGTTCTTTCTTCTCATAAGATGACTTCATCTTATCAGATAAAACTTTATACCCCCATTTGCCACCAATCTGCTCAGCCGTAAATTCAAATGTTCGGTAAATACTATCTACTTCGTTTTGATGATTAACACTCAAATAAACATCGGCAAGGGGAACGGCAATATAACGTATCCCCTCTTCTAATCCCGTTTCATCAACATCCGCTTCAATGTAAAAACACCCAGTCCCAAACTCAACAATACTAGTGTAAAAAGACTGCAGACAACTTACAAATCCAGAACGTGAACGTTCCCTAAAACCAAAAAGCACATCCGTTACTTGATCGCACCATCCTCTAATTTTTTTCGCCCCAGCATCCTCCTCATAAAGAAAGGCTTGATGCCTAAAAAAAGGCTCAGCTAACCCATGCCACTTTTGACCAGGTGGAGTAATAAGAGAAGAAAGCAAGGAAGAGAGTTTAATACAGGCCTCAGATCCTGTCGTATCCCACATACGAGATTTTGGTTCTTGCTTATAAGGATAAAGAAGAGATGTTAACTCCTCCATCCGAGTATTTAACTCTTCTCTTTGACTTTTTAAATACTCAAAACAAGTCTTGATCTTTTTAATAGAATTATTCATCGGCTATATCCACCCGCTAAAAGCATTGATGCGGGCGGGCGGTGTCTCAAGTAAGAATGAGGATTCATCCACGAAGATTCTTTTTCCTCTTCCCTCTCCCTCTCCTTATCCGTGAGCATGTAAGCAGGTTTATCCAAAACATCTTGCTTATTATCTTCCTCTTTATCTTCCTCTTTATCCGAACCAGAAAACAGATAATCAATAACCGACGTAGCACCACCTAATAGCCCGCCTGCTAAAGCTCCCCAAGGACCACCTACCATAGCCCCCGAAGTAGCCCCTTGAAAAATGTTCGATAAACCCTTTGACCACGGGTTCTTTTGTTGTTCTCTAGGCATAGCTAAACCTCCGATCAACAAGTAACTCATCGGCTTCATATTGGTAGGATCGGCACCGACCAAAGTTCATATCACTTCGTGCCGGGCTAACCGCAAAGGTGTAAGCCAAAGCATCCGAATAATCGGTACTCACCGCACCTTTAACCCTCTTGGATTCTAGGGCTAACTTGCCCGTATTCGGCTCTATGAAAGACTCTAAAGATTTTAAGTTCTGAATTAATCCACTATGATTCGGAATACTTGCTAACTCTAGCCATTCTGCCATTTTAACATGAAGCTCTGTCCGTCTGTTCCTATAAGATTCGTGGTCATCCGCTCTGTTCTGACCTTTCTCTGCATGAACGCTATAGCCCTCATCTGCTAAATAGTAATACGTTTGTACCCCAATACCGTTGGCATCTACCACAACCGCATCAGGCTTGTATTTGTTAATAAGTTCCTCAATCTTGCGACTAGAGACGTTGACAGCCAATCCCGACCAATCAAAAATATGCTCAATATTAGTGCCACGACGTAACACAACAACCGTGTTATCGCCACCCTCTCCTGCTATATCACAGCCCATAATTAAAGGAGCGTAGGGGTCTTTAATCGGCTCTCTATTAAGGGCTTCTTCAATCCGATAAAAAGGTATAAAACTGTTGATGTCCTGTTGTGGAAATTGTCCTAATACCTCAACCCGTGTAACATCAGAGTCCAAACCATAACGAGCTATGATATTCTCGTGGAAATTTGGATCAATGCCCTCTACTGTTCGTGTATCTATCTGGAATCTCTGCCAATCTTCTAAGGGAACGTTAAATATATCGTAAAACCAACCCTCTAACCGCCGAGGATTAGACGTCATAACCCAAAAACGATTGGCGTTATTCTCAGTAAAAAATCCAAGAATAGAAGTGTTTATAACATCAGGGGTACCTGAAGCTTCATCGTTAAAAATAGCCATTCCGTAAGTGTTATGATGCCCTACAAAAGTATCAGGGCGTTCCTCCGAATAAGTCCTACAGGTAATCGTGTAATGCTTTGAGTCAATCCCAAAATTCTTTTCTAATGCTTCCGCATACCACACAGCAGGATGCAAAGATAACGACTGCATCTCAAACCAATGCTTGTTCGGTAACATCGACAACCACTTACTTACCTCCGCCCATAACGTACTCTTCAGCTGAGTTTCCGAATTGGCAAGACAAAGTATTGACATGCCAGGTCGGGTCGATATTAACCATAACATCATCCAAGCGTTTAAAGTTGTTTTGCCAATCCCTCTACCCGCCGATACCGCACCCTTAAATATCTTAGGGTCGGGATTATCAACATTGAAAAGACAGTCAGTGTCTACCGCTTCCATAAAATCTAATTGCCATCTACGGGGTCTAGAAAAGTTTGCAAGCGAGGTGTTCGCTTCGCTCCAAGGAAATAACCGAAGTACAAAGTTGGTAAAACTAAGCTTGATGTCGTCAGAAAACATCAGCTCCATAAGCTCTTGTTCATGTTCTATTTTTGTTGGAAGTTCTCGGGTCAATAAAACAATCTCTAATATCTGTTATGAATATCCCTCTTCAAGAGATAAGATAGAAGAGAATTGCAGGGGATGACCGCAACCCTCTCCAATCTTATCCACTAAAGAGGTCGTGGTTCATCCCAAACCATCAATTACACACTACCATAAGCTGAATCAGTATGCAAGCTTAAAACAGTCAAAAATAGTATTTAATTTAATTTTATGCTCACCATAAATCCCCCCTAAACAATTTTAACTTATAAAACTTGAAGATGCTTTTATATGCTAGGGGGATAAAGTCGTTATTGTTAAAGTGAGCTTTTGGAGCTTCGGCAGAACTAAACGTAAAAACTTCAAATATCTCAAAATTTTATAAAAATTGTCGGAGCCTAGGCTCTATATTTTTTCAAAACTCCTTCTGGGGGGCACCCCCCTCTCTCAAAACAAAAAAACTCCACTAGCTCCTAAAACTCCATAATCTCCATAAACTACTCGCACTTTAACTTCTTTCGCTTCCCTACTGATTGTTTAGCCTTGCTTAACTTCGTTAGCTCTAGTGGCTTTTCTGTGGCTTCTATGACTCTCATAGCCTTGTTAGCTTGTTGATGTTTTCTTCGCTCTTCAATCTTAGCTAACACGGGCTTCAAATCTATTGTGTGCTTATTCTCTACCGTTACATGGTTGCCGTAGACGTTCCTATGTCGCTTCTCAAGCTCCCATTGCAGGCGTTTCATCTGAAGTTCTCGCCTCTTAAACGCTATAGGATATTCTTTCTCTTCATCACTTAACGGAGCTTCAATAGTTGAAGCTATCTTCTCACTTAAATGTTCCATATGGCTTATTTTAGCTCGCTCATATCGCTTCTTTAAGTCGTCAAAATCTCTTTCTAACCAGGCAAAAAAGGTCATAACTAAAACGCCATGGAGCTTGCATGACTTCGCTAAAGTCATACCAGAAGCTAACGAAGCTAAAATCTTATTAGTTCTTTCCAATGTATACGTGGTAAATGGTCTCGGCATAAGTAAATAATAACCTAAAAACAAATAGATAGCAAGCTTTTAATGAAGCTTTTTTAGCTTATAAAAGTTGAAAGAGTTTTAGGAGTTATTGGAGCTACTGGAGCTATTGGAGCTACTGGAGCTACTGGAGCTATCGAAGAGGAAAAAATACGGGTGTGCGAGAATCGAAAGATTTAGGGGCTTAAGAAGACTCCTTAAGCAGTGGAGCTATGGAAGTAGTAGAAGTGGTGGAAGCAGTGGAAGCTAATAAAAAACTAGTGGATGCCGATCATCAGCCACTCGGAGGGCAGAAGCGGTAGTTTTTTTCAGGTGGTAACCGCTGGTAACCGCTGGTAACCACATCTATTTTACTATGTGGTTACCAATAAAATACAGTAAAAACAACTACTTAAGAGAGTATTTTAGGTGGTAACCGCTGGTAACCACATATTTACAACCTTTTCACGTGAGGAAAAAAATATCTTGCGTGAATGCGTGTGTAGTGTCTCATATATGTAGTAGAGAACTGTTAAAGAAGAGGTTACCACGGTTACCAGCGGTTATATCGTAATTAAGTGATTGATTATACATAGTTTTTTTGGTAACCAGATCTATTTTACGATGTGGTTACCAGCGGTTACCAGCGGTTACCACTCCGCCTTTTAAGCCCCTAAACGCCAAAAAAGCCCCTATTTAAGGATCTTTTTAATTTTAATTAGACGTAAAAAGGTGTCATCGCCTTTTAAAATTTAAAAAAAACGATTTCTAACCTAAATAGTATCGGCTAGAGGGACGCTAAGTTTCTTGTTGCGATAGAATGAAGCTAATCATCGACTCCCTCCCGAGGTGTAGCCATATAGCGTTCATCTGTCCAAAATATCGTTTAGCGTGCGTTAAGCCGTGACGAAAGTTTTAGCGAGTTTCTTGCGGCAGTGGCTACTAGTAATCATTGGCTGTCCTCCCGAGGTGTAGCCTATAGTGTTCACCGACTCCCAATATCGTTCGCTAGAACTCCGGTTGTAATCATAGTGTATTTTAGTTATTTTGTCTAGACGTTAATATAACACATAAGTACATCAAATAGTTGTAAACAGTTGTGTAAAACGTCTACTACAACCTTGACTTTTTCTTTGATTCTGGCGAAGATTGATTTGATTTGATTTGATTTGATTTGATTTGATTTGATTTGATTTGCTTTGCTTGTAGTCTGTTCTTTTTTGGTATGATCGGTTCATCACCAAAATATATCCAGTCTAGTGGCTTTCCTAAAGCCCTCTTAATCTTAAGGGCAGTCTTGATTTCTGGTGCTGATATTCCTCTTTCGTAGGTGCTTACGGTCGAAACTGGCAACCCTACCCATTCCCCAAATTCTTTTAAGGTCATTCCTTCTTCTTTTCTGAATTTTTTAATTCTTTCGCCTATTTCTATAGGGTTTATTAGTCTCTTCTTGATCCTGTCAGAGCTTTTAATCTTGGCTTCTACACCATCATACAACCAGTCAAAAGATGCACCGAATGTATTACGTAGAAACAAAGCGTAGTTAGTGCTGGCGGGTTGCGCGCCTGCTTCATACTTATATACAGCGCCACCTTGATCGTCGGTTTTTTTTATAATATCCGAACGTTTATAACCGTACCTTTCACGCAAATCCCTAAAACGCTGTCCTATTTGCTGCCAATCTAAGGTGTTTTCTAGTTCCTTTTCCATACCCTTTTTATATCCCAAACCAAAGATTTAGTAAAGCTTTATTGGTCTGTTCCTATAAAATAATTACGTAATATATCTAAAATAATGTTTGACAAATTAGATTTATTACGTAATACTACCCCTAGTTAAACAAAACGATGATTTAAAAAATTAGGAGTAAAAGTTATGAATATAGAATTACAAGAAGATTTTAAAAAACATGAAGAGTTAGAATTGAATAAAGAAGACATATTTGAGAAGTTCAAAGAACATTACTTAAACCGTGATTTATCGTATATTTTGGGGCGATATATACAGCGTGATCTTTACAGTGAAATTACTGTTAAAATGAATCCAGATTATAGCGGGTGTGGCATAAGGGATATGATAAAGGACATAATATTAGCTGATATAGAGTATGCATTTGAAAGGTTTTGTTCGTTTGATAGCTCCGATTTTGCAGATGAAATATATGATTTCGCAAATGATTTAATACAAGAGAACTTCGAAATAGAAGTACGCTTTAACACACCTAAAACACGCCTAAAACACACCTAACCAAAACCAAAATTAGTTAAGAAACCTAGGAGTATATAATGACTAATAAATACGAACTAACTAATGAAATTGTAGAATGGCGCGGTGTAACGCTTTACCGCATCAAAGCTTTAAGAGATATCAAGATCGCGGTTAGCGGGGATATCATTAAAAAGGGTCAATTGGGCGGATTTGTAGATAGTGTAGCTCGTCTAAGTCAAGATGGTAATTGTTGGATTGAGAAATATGCCAGAGTATACGGAAAAGCCAACGTATACGAAGATGCCTATGTAAGCGGAGTGACTGAAGTAAGCGGACAAGCCAAAGTATACGGACAAGCCGAAGTATTCGGAAATGCCATAGTAGACGGAAAAGCCGAAGTAAGCGGAAATGCCGAAGTATTCGGAAATGCTGGAGTATTCGGATGCACCAGAGTATACGGAAATGCCATAGTAGCTGGTAATTCCAAAGTAACAGGCAATGCTAGAATATTAGGAAATGTTCAAGTATACGGAAATGCCGAAGTAAGCGATGAGGCTGTATTAGTTGGGGATGTCAAATTATCTGGCGATATCCGCATAGGCGATAGAGATGTTTTAAGTGGTGATATCCACATAGAATGCAACGGACAAATCAAAGTAGCTGCTTAACAACCAATAGCTAAAACACGCCTAAAACACACCTAACCAAAACCAAAATTATTTAAAAACCTAGGAGTATATAATGACTACAGAATTACAAGAAGATTTTAAAAACTATGTATTTGAAAACGTCAAAGCAAACATAGATGAATGGGATTCACTAGGTTACCGCGACTATGGAAGTCCAGAAATAAAGAAAAGATTTAGAGATAAAATTACCGAATTAAGACGACAATACGCCAAGGAAAACGGATTAAAGACTGTTACGCAGTTATGTCCTAAGCCGAGTTATTTAGTTTATCCTGTTAGAGCATTCAGAGATGAATACATTAATAGCGAAGAAGCTAGATTACTTGAAGAGTTCAAACCTTTAGCAATAGCAAAGATAGCTAATGACGAAGAATTAAAGGATAAACTTAATGTGTTATTAGTTAAGGGATTTTCAAAAGAATTCGTATTATTCGGGGGTAGGGATTATTGTCGAGAAGATGTTTACCTAGGATTATTGGATGCTTTAAGGGAGCATTATAAAGAAGTTCAACATACGCTAAGTAACTCATCGGATGTGGTGAAACCTGATTTAAGGGATTTAGCAAGTGAGTGTCTTACATCACTCTTTACACCACGCTTAACTTTAAAAAGTGGCAATACCGAACAAATCAAACAAGTGGCTTAAAATCACCCCCGCCCCTCAAGGTTTAAAAGGGCGGGAATCATTCAGTCCAACTAAAATCCACTATTGAAAGGAAAATATATCAAATGAAAACTAAGATATTCTTAATAGCATCTATCATTGCAACTAGTGGCTTATTAGCGGGTTGTAATCTAGCGGATGAACCAAAGAATAACACTATTGATGGATTGGTTACTATTCCAAACAATACAACAACAGAAGTTAAACAAGCGGTGTCAGAAGATATAGCTGTAGAATTTCTAGACGATGAAGAAGACAACAGTATTGAAGTCATCCATCTAGACGATGAAATAGCCATCGATTAAAGCAAAAAAGCCCCTTAAGTATGGATGCTCAGGGGGCTTTTAAGCGACAAAAGAATAAAACAATGAACAGATAAAGAAGAAAGGAAACTAACTATGAGTAGTATAATACCATTTGAATTTGAAAGCAATAAGATTCGTACCGTTGTAGATAAAGATAATACTATTCTATTTGTAGCGAAAGATATAGCGGAAGCTTTAGGGTATAAACGTCCTAATGACGCTGTAAATGAACATTGTGATGGTACGGTAAAACACCGCCCCATCGTTGATAGTCTCGGAAGAAAGCAAAAGACTAGAGTTATTAAAGAACCCGACGTTTACCGATTAATAGTTAAAAGCAAATTGCCATCCGCACAGAAGTTCGAACGTTGGATATTTGAAGAGGTTTTACCAACCTTACGTAAAACAGGTAGTTATTCGATTAAACCACCGAAGCCACAAGTCTTTATAACTGGTGGATTGTTGAAAGAGCTACGGTTACTGACAGACAACCACGGTAATTTAATGAGAAAAGCAGGAATAGACGAAAACCAGATCTTAATAGCTTCTTCTAGAGTGATGGAGAGTGTCTTAGGGGTTAATCCCGCCAACACGTTAGATATCCCTACCCCCAATAACAGCCAGTATTACACCGCTACTGCATTAGGTGAACAACTACCAGTTAAGTTAAGTGGTCGAGAAATCAATAAACGACTTGTGCGTTTGGGTTATCTTTTAGTTGAACATGAACCATCAGGAAAACGTAGAAATATCCTTACTCTTAAAGGCAAGGAGTTAGGAGGAAGAGTATTTGACACAGGTAAGAAACACTCTGATGGCTCTATCGTTCAAAGCATCAAGTGGCAAGAAAACATCTTAGATATTTTGAAAGGAACTAACGATGCTTAATTTTATGTTTGGTTTCACAACGTGTTTTCTACTGTTTTATGCGATTTTTATTTTTCTTGAAGCTTGGTATGGAGAACAAAAATAATGATCAGCATTAGTTTTAATCACTTTGTAGTTATTGTTTGCATCATCGTCGCTTTGGCTTGTGTTGGTGGTTTAATATACGACCATTTAAAGGTTAAACGGCGTAGCAAACCTGTTAAATTATCCTTTAGAAATGCCAAAATTCCAAGAAGCAAGAAGAGAAAGAAGAAGTAATGATATTTATTGCTTTTTTTAGCTTTAAACAAGAATTAGCTCAGAGGGTGAAGCCATGATTGTAAATCGTATTTTGGCGACATTATTAGTAATGTATTTTGGTTATAGCATTGCTGTTTTCGTAAAAAATAAGTGGGGGGTGGACGTTGAAAAAACTATACTTATCTTCTTTATGGTTGAGTTCATCACAATGTCCTACTGTATGGGCGATATATTAAAGGAATTAAAAGCCATACGAAAGGATAAGCACCATGAATAAACAACTAACAAAACTAGAAAAAGTCAAATTGGCGTTTAATATTCTGCTCTTATTTGGAGTTGTAGTGATGATGTGCTGGTGGAAGTGGAAATAAGTCAATGACATATAGACAATTAAGAATTAAAGAGCGTTCTATATCGTATGTTTGTACGACATCTTACTACATTATCCCTTGGAATTTTGATGATCCGACTACGGTGCATGCGGAATTTGTTAAAGGCGAAGAAAGTCAGCCTTTAGAATACGGAGAAGAGTTCACTGTTGATTGTGATGAGGGTATGCTTACTCTTCTTACCGACTATAATAACAGCGATACACTACATATATTTGAGGGCGAGAAGTTAAAGTACATTGCAAAATCCTCTGCAAAACACAGTCATAAAACTCTTACAAGAAGAATAGATGATTGTATGGAAGAGATAAACAAGATACCGCCTAAAATAGACAAAGTAGAAAAAGAGTTTCAAGAAGAAATAAAGAACACTGCAACTATCGTACAAGTTCATTCCTTATCTCTTACAGATCAGATCAAGACCCTTGATGAACACGAAAGACGACTAGCGGAAACTGCTACAAAAGAAGACTTGAGCAATCTAAAGGATCTTTATGTTACTCCTGATGAATTGAATTTAATTCTTGAGAACACTAGTGCTAAAATCCAAGAAGCTATAAAGCGTTTAGAACAAGAGATCAAAGGTCTCAAGGATGCGTCTTCTAGTGAAGTTGAATCACTCAAAAACAAGCTAGACAATCTTATATCCCTCCGAGAGACCTTAAAGAAGTTTAAAGCGGATATAGCTGAACAGATTACTCATTTAGGAAACAAAACCGATAGGATAGAGACAGGAGCAAGAAATCTTACAGAGATTGTATCTCGTCTTTGCCAAAAGGTTGATGACGTTGACATTATCCAGATGAATAGAGATGTTACGGCTTTAGCATCCAAAAGCTTAGAAGTAGCTAAAACTTTAGAGACATTAGAAAAGAAGCCACCTGTAGATTTAAAGCCTCTTGGTGCTAGAGTAGAAAAGGTCGAAGTACGTGTTGGTGCTATTGAGAACAAATCACCTGTAGATTTAAAGCCTCTTGATAATAGGATTAAAGATTTAAAGAACATGATAGACGCACTAGAAGCCAGAATAGCAAACACTGAGAAACACGTCAGTAATGGTAATCTTACTTTACAAGCTACCGAGAGTAATAATATCCCTTGTATATTTTTTAGAGGACAAGATGGTAAAAATATAGCTCAAATGTTTATTCGTGATGGGAATTTGTCCATAGGGACGATTGATAATAACCTATTAACCTCTGATGGAGTTAAAATAGGCAACACGACAATCAAAACACTTGAGAACCAAATAAAAGCATTAGAACCGTTAAAAAACAAGTTTAACTCTTTGGGCAATTTAGTATTTCAAGCTACCGAAGAGAACAAATATCCTGGGGTATATTTTAGAGGAAAAGATGGTAACGCTATAGGTGATATATCTATTCTTGGTAATGATTTGTTCATAGGGCAACTTCCAAGTAGTGGAGAGGTCGACCATAGTATTCGATTATCATTAAATAAACTTATACTACAAGGCAAAACATTAAAAGAACACATGAAAAATGAGCTAAGCAGGCGTACGACGATACGCTGTGCAAGGCTACATACTAACGAGAGTCTGGGGAACATAATAAATTCAACTAGTATCGATAATTGGCAATACCCGGCTGAGAATTCTGGTGGGCATTTGTCTCATTCCGTTGCTTCTGCTATTGGTCTTGATGACGCAGACAAAAGGAGGCGTTGGAAAGTGATAGGGAAAACCGTAGGTTATTACGGAGTGTGGCATTGGCTACAAGAGGTTATTGAGTGAGTGGGGATTTGTTTTAATATCTTGATTTAACTAGGTTTTTGTTTTATAATATAAGATATAAAAGGCGGTAAACATTGGAGCAATAAAATGACGGAAAATAATACTTCCATTGATATTAATTCCCAAGCAGTTCATTTACATCTTAAAATGCACCAAGACATAATCAAAAGAATGGCGTTAAATAGTCTTTTCATCAAAACGTGTTGCATATCTCTATTATTTTTATTTTTGTTTATCACAACTAACGTAACTCTATCGGGATTTACTTGTCTATTATTGACTATGGCTTTTGCCACTATTGACACAATGTACTTAGCACTAGAAAGAGGATTTCGTGCCTCCTATAATAATTTCGTCAACAAACTCCACAGTAACACCTTACAAAAAGAAGATTTATTTATTTTAGCCCCTGAGCGTATTAGCTTTTGGGATACCGCTAAATCGTTTTCTGTGTGTCTTTTTTATGTTGCTCCTCTATGTTTCTATGTGTTTATTTCTTATATCGCACCTCCATATATTCCTAGATTTTTCTACTATTCATGGTGGATATAATCAGTTTTTTATATAGTGTTGACTTTTTAAAAGATTAGATATCCATTATTTCTTAAAATCTATGACGTTATTAGGCTCGTTTTCGATATCTTCGAAAGCGGGCTTAAGTTTTAAGCCTCTTATGATGCGGAGATATCTTCCTCTATCAGGACGTGGTTTTTCCCAATCCCTATCGTCTTTAAACCCTTTTTGTTTAAGATTGAGGGTAACTGTTCTCGTTGATATACGCTTTCTATCGTAGTTTAGCTCTTGTTCTCTGTATTCACTGTAGCTTCTCGCTAAAATACTGCTCTCTTCTAAAAATCCCTCACCAACCTCACAACAATCGTCAATCCACGCTTGGTAGGTATCTGTTCCCCGTCTTTCTTCCTCTTTAGCGTTTATACATACTTCAGGTACATAAACATCAAGATTCCGACCGTTGCGGATATACGCTTTAATCCCTTCTAAAAACCACTTCTTAGCTTCTAAGGCATATTCAGTTTCTAGCTTTTGTGCGAATGTTGCATCTCTATTAGCTATAGGCTTGTCGAAAGGAATGACAATATATCTTCTCCACCATGCATCATCTGGGTTTCTGACAAACAAATGCTTATTGGATACGATAAAAGGAGTAAAACTAGCCCGTGCTTCGCTGTATGTATTGCCGTAGTTAAGGCGGGCAGTCATACAATCGCCACCCGTCATTTGTTTTATTTTCGCTGCATTTAACTCGTCATTCTCGTTAGTTTCACTGATAATAACAACCCGAGAACCCATGAGCCTTATAAGACTAGGGTTTGCTTTTCCTGCTTCTGGCGGACGATTCTGCATAACATCGCTGGCTTCGGCGTTAATGACGTATTGATTACCAAAAGCAAATTTAATCAGGTTCATTAGGGTACTTTTACCACTTCCACCAACCCCTCGAATATGAATAAATCGTTGAGCTTCATTGCCTCCTAATAACGCCATGCCAACACAACGGGTAAAGAAGTTCATAACCTCTTCACTTTCAAAATAGTTTGATACTAAATTCATAAACTCTGCCGATGGTTTACCCTCAACAAAAGGAGTTCCTGTTGATTTAGTGATATATAGTTCTTCTTTTGGTGTAATTTGTTGTCCTGTTTCCATATCAAGGATACCGTCTCGTTCACCTATATATCTCAGGTTAGCATCAAATATCTCTGATGATATGTGAAATGGGCTTTTTGCCTCAATGGCATTTGCCGTTGATTTAGATCTTGATTGTTCACAGGCATTTCTTTTTGCATAAGCCTTAAGATACAATGCTCTAGGGTTTTTCTTAGTGCCATCCTTATTTTCGATTTCCTCACAAAGGTCAAAGGCATCTTTCTTCATGGAGATAAGAAATTCCATGATATAACCAGCTATTTTATCATCTGTAATCCGCCATATATAACGGTTGGTTTTGTCCTTTTTATACCAAGCTTTTGTATCAGATGCATAAAGGAAGTATCCTGATTTAAAAACAGAGAACATTGCTTTATTATACGCATCACTAAAACGTTCTTCTAAAATCCCATCAGGTATTAATTTTCTATGGTGATAAAAAAGAGAAGCAAAGGTAGAGCGTTTCTTCTCACTATCCCCCTCTTCTTCACAGTCGAATGTACTCCATTTGTAATTAAAATTCTCTTCATCGTAACTAGAGCCTCGCTTGCTCCACCGTCTGGCAAGTTCTTTACCCTCATGCGATCCTTGTGTTTCGTGATGAATAGCCATAACAACAGGTATCCACTCATCGTGTGTTCCGTTGGTAAACTCATCGCCAAAACAAGATAAAAAGGCGGTTATCTCTCTATTGGTGTAGCGTCTATTGCCTTTAGTATTCCCCTCTTTAGGGGATTTAATCTCTTTTTTCGCTTTGACTACAGGAGTTGTAGATTCTTTAAAAAATTCAAAGAGATGCTCAACATCTTCTTCAGAAAGCAAAGGAAGTTCTTCTGCTTTAAATGCATCTGGCGGCGTTGTCCATGTGTATTCTTCTTTCGTTTTAGGATGAATGTTATAGGCGACGAAATACTGCCCTCCCCCTAAAATATCAAGGTGTCCTTGCTGACTTTTAGGTGTCTGCTTCTTTTTAATCCCTGCTTTTGCCATCCTAAAAGGAATAAGAATCTTAGGTTTTTGCCCTATTCTAACGATTGAATTTCCGTGATAAAGCTCAAAAGCATCTTTAAAAGTATCAGCAATTTTTTTGTCTTTTGAATCAACATCAAAAGCGTAAATGGGCTGTTCGCCTACACCACATACAAGCCCGAAGCCACAAGATGGAAGCTTATCAATATCCTCATTTGAAAGTAGTTGCTCTTTCCACTTACCTGCTCTCAATGGTCTTTTATCACCATGGCGTAAAGGAATGATTTTAAACCCGTTTTTAATGGCTTGTTTAGCCTGTGGTTTCCATTGCATTACTGACATTTAAGCCCTCTTATAAATAAGTTCTTCTAGTGGTTTTGCTTTCAGTCTTGCAATCTGATCTTCTAATCCCTCTATTTCTTTTTTAGTCATTTCCATAGGTTCTAAAAGTGCATCCGTAGAACAACGACCCCTTAACTTCCCTTGCTTGATGTCGCGGCGGTACTGACGATCATAGGCTCGACGTTTCTCTTTATTATTTCGGTGGTACTGACGACTATAGGCGGTTAGCTTCTCTCTATTTTTTTGGTAGTACTGACGACTATAGGCTTGTTGTTTGTCTTCAGTATTTTGGATATACTGACGCCTATAAGCTTTACGTTCTTCTTTCTTCCTTTGGCGATACAGACGCTGATATTCGATACGTGCTTCTTTCTTCCTTTGGTAGTACTGACGACTATTTTCGGTAAGTTTATCTTTATTCTTTTGGTAGTGCTGACGATAATATTCGTTAATTTTATCTTTATTCTTTTGTAGGTACTGACGCTGATATTCGATACGTGCTTCTTTATTATTTTGGTAGTATTGACGCTGATATTCGTTACGTTCTTCTTTCTTCCTTTGGCGATACAGACGCTTATTTTCGGTAAGTTTATCTCTATTCTTTTGTTGGTACTGACGATAATATTCGGTAAGTTTATCTTTATTCTTTTGGATATACCGAAGCATACTTTCCCTTGTACGTCGCTTTCTCTCTTCCTCGGATAACTTCCTCATACTATATCCTTTAAACCGTCATCCGAATGTAGTTTGTACACAGCCCGAATAACAAACTTTTCAACAGAGGATTGTCTATCTTGGTTTATACGTCCGTCAATATCCACTTTTATAGTGAGCATGGCGTCGGCACCCAGCGGGCTATACGCTGTCACTTCTGTGCTAGTCCCTTTCTTCTTCTCAAAAACTCGGGTTTTTAGTTTAATATTGATCATTGGCACGCCTCGCAAATGTCTTCATCACAAGATTCATTGGCGTTTTCTGGCTTGATCTCAAATTCTTCTGGTTCTTTATCCATCTCAAAACTTTCCTTATCCTTTAGTTGTACGTGATATCCCTTTATAACACAGGGTGTTGGAGGTGTCTAGAAAATAATTACGTAATATATCTAAAATAATGTTTGACAAATTAGATTTATTACGTAATACTACCCTCAACATTGAAACAGCTAACGGATATGAGGAGGCAACGAATGGCAGATTTTGACCCGCTTATAGTGGAGGAGGTTTTAGGGGCTTATTACCTGTTCAAAGCAGTAGAACAAGTGGATAAGGCGGAATATGTCATGGACAGCATATCAGAGGAGTTACTCAAAGCTAGAAGCCGTTTACTTTCCGAGGGGGTCGAGAGATTAGGCGAGCTCGCCCATCATGTAGAAGATGTGATTAAGAGCGAAGAGATACCGAAATAGGCAGAGATAAATAACTATCTAAAAATACAAAATCAAAAAGAATAGGAGCAAAAGGTGGGCAAACTTAAACAGCATTATATGGAAGAGATTGAAGCGAACTATGAGTTTAACTGTCTCAACAACCCTAGATTTAACCTTGATCCAGAACCTGAACCATCGATTAAGGAAGAGGTTGAGGAGCTGATCAGAAGTTTAGACCAACGGTTCTTGTGGTGTTGTGATTTAGTTAGGGATCTTCAGAGGTCTGATTACAATATTTTAGACAAGATAGACGCGATGGAAGAGATGAGGATGTATCTCTCAGTGTTACGCCCAACGGCGAACCGTCTTGAGGATTTATTGAAAGAGTCTTGGGAAGAGCCAGAAGAAGAACCAGGAGAAGAACCAAGAGAACATCCAGACCAAGAACACGCTGACGCCTATTACGCCGATCAGATTTAAAAGATACCCACGGTGGGTATTGGGGGTGGGTTTTTTGTCCTAGCTTTTTTCTCACCCCCAACCAATAAAAACATGAGTGAAAGTGAGTTGAAGATGAGTGTACAAGCGATTAAAGAGGCGATTAGAGCTAAGGACGTTGCAAAGTTATGTGAGTTTCTAGCGTTAATAACGAATGGGTTGAAAGAGATTACACATTCTTCCAAACCACAAACAACAACCGCCCCTCTTCAAGGTGATCCAGACTTAAAGCAAAGAGTAACGGTTTTAGCTTTGAGCTACATGAAGAAGCACGGCGATGCGGGGAAATCTAAGTTCTTATTAGATATTTTAGTCCCTGCTCTTGGTGCTCATAAGACCTTTACAGATTGCACGGATGAAGATTTTAGGAAGTTAGAAGAGAGGTTATCGGGGGTTAGCAATGCTTGATTTCATGCTGGTTTTCGCCTCGGTTTTTGCAATCTTGTATCTACTTTACATCATATTTCCTAATGATCCAGACGATCCAAATCCAGCTTAAGAATATTAAATAAATTTAAGAGAGTTAAGACTTATGACCCGGCATGCTTTTTTATCGGCTTCAAGTAGCCATCGTTGGTTGAAGTGTCCTATCGCCCCTACACTTGAGAGTAAAATACCACAAACAACTAGTAGTTATGCCCTTGAGGGAACGTTCGCTCATAACCTCTTAGCTCATTGTCTAGAAAAAGGGGTTGATGCAGAGACATTTGCCAATAGAAAGATTACTTTTGAGAACGATACCCGCATTGTTGATGCTGAAATGGCGTCTAGTGTTCAAATAGTTTGTGAGTACGTCCGTTCTTTTTCTGGAAATCTTTTATCGGAAACGGAAGTGCCCCTTGAGCCTTTCACAACGGAAAAAGGTGCAACAGGTACAGCGGATATCATCATCTTTAACAATAAACATTGGGTTATTGCCGATTTTAAATATGGAGCAGGAGTTCCTGTTAATCCTGAGCATAACCCCCAATTGATGTTGTATGCTCTGGGGGCTTTGCATCAGTACGGTGATATCTTCGGAAGCCCTGAAACCGTAACGCTTACCGTCATTCAACCCCGTATCAGAGCGGGATCACCTTTGAATGAATGGACAATAACAACCGATGAATTACGAGAGAGATCTAAAGAATTCCAAGTTAAAGGCGAGCTTGCCTTAAGTCTTAAGGGCAAAAGAGCTATTCCACAAAATGTTTACGGAGTTGATGAGGACGCTTGCCGATTTTGTCGAGCCAAAACACGATGCCCTGCTCTGAGTCGCCATGTATTGCTTGAAACGATCCGAGATCCCAAAAGCGGGTGTGAAGTAGATTTATCAAAAGCGTATTCTTCTCTTCCTCTCATTGAACAATACATCAAAGCTTTGAAAGAAGAGGTTTTTAAGAGGTTGAGCGAGGGTGAGGAAGTCAAAGGGTATCAACTCGTTGAGGGGAGGAAAGGCAACCGAACTTTTAAAGATATTGAGCAAGCAACTGAATATCTAACGGGTGTTTTAGGCGACAAGGCGTTTAAGAAAATTCTGCTTTCCCCTAAAGAAGTTGAGCAATTCCGCAAGGATCAAACACTATCAAGCGACGTTTGGGAGGAATTGCAAGAACTGATCACGAGAGGCGACGGCAAACCCGTTATCGCCCCCCGAGATATTCCACCAGTACCACGAATCCAAAAGGCAGAAATAAGCGATTTCGCCTCATTAGACTAAGAAAGGAGTTTACTAATGAATAACTTAACCAAGAAAGGAACATTGATTAATGAGTAATATATCCGAAACCATGCAAGAAATCAATAGAGCATCAAATATCAAAACCATGAGCAGTAGAGAGATCGCAAAGCTTACGGGTAAAGAACATAAACACGTTCTAAGAGACATAGAAAATATCTTAAAAGATGCGGAAATAGATCAGTCCAAATTTGGGCACATCTATTTAGACAAATATAAACGTGAACAAAGGGAATATCGCCTACCCTATCGTGAAGCACTCCTTGTTACTTCGGGCTATGACACCAAACAGAGATTGAAGATAATAGACCGATGGGCAGAATTAGAAGTTGAGAAGAGGCAACAACCTAAAGCTAAACCGCAAAAGTCTGTTTCACCTACATCTTATGTAAAAACTCATCAATACATCAAAGGGGTTCTGAGCGAGACAGGACTAAAGGAAAATCAACTTTTGTTAGCCACCAATAGAGGGGTGGCGAAACTTACAGGGTTTGATCTTTTATCTTCAAGCGGAGTTAAACACTTACCCTCCCCTGATAACGACGAATACCTAACCCCTACTGCAATAGGTGAACTGCTTAATCCTGTAATAAAAGCTAAAGCATTGAACAGTTGGATGACTTATTTAGGACTTCAAATCTCAAAACACACTGGAAAAGGATACATTCCAACCCCTAAAGGCGAAGAGTTAGGCGGGAAGATGTGTGATGTACCTTTGCAACATGTAGAGGGATCAACTCAATCCCTCAAATGGAATCCGAAAGTAATAATTCCATATCTACAAAAACTTATAGGTAACCATCAAACGCACTAAGAAAGGAAATTTACTATGCAATCGATTAAAATTAAAGGGCGTCTCTCTTACCCAGCCTTAGACAAGATGACAAAGATGACATTAGGCGATAACTCCGTGATGGAGTATTTTGGTGCTGATATCATCATCCCTAAAACAAACAAGGAAACGATAGCCCGTTTCACAGAGGTTTTAAGGAAAGCTGCAAAAGACAGCTATCCTAACATGAATCCTGATCGTTTTATTGAGCAAGCCAGAATCAATAAAAGAGCCATCATTAAGGACGGCGATGAGAAGATAGCCACCGCTACAAAGCCTGAGACTTACACAAAAGCGTATACAAATAGCTGGTATATCTCTGCTAAAAACAAGCTTGTTCAACCTCTTCTCGTTGACCGCCAAGCTCAAATTGTGAGCAATCCCCGTGATGTGTTCTATGCAGGTTGTTGGGTAATTGCTAAGCTCAACATATCAACATATGAGTTAGGAACCTTTAAAACCAAAGGGTTTTCCTGCACGTTAACAGGGGTTCAATTCTTCAAGAATGATGAACGTTGGGGGGCATCCCCAAAAGCGAATGTCTCTGAGTTTGATGACTACGGCGAAGAGGAAGACAGCGATAGTTCAGTTTCAAGTTTTGCATCCGCAGAGACGGAACCCGACGCTCTACCTTGGAACTAACCAATGCCCAAGTTGTTCATAGACATTGAGACGAGAAGTCCCAAGCCCTTACCCAAAGTAGGGGTTTGGGCATACGCAGAGGAAGCGAAGATCACCCTTTGTGCGTATGCTCACAATGATGAGACTATCAAACTCTGGGATTGCACTGCTAATCCTGTAATGCCCTCTGATCTTCTGAAGCATTTAAAAGATGATACTGTAGTGTGTGTTGCACACAACAGTTTATTTGAGCGAATACTGTTTAAAAAGTCTCTAAATATCACTATTCCCCCTCGACGTTGGATTTGTACAAGCATTTTAGCACGGATTAATGGATTGCCCGCATCGCTGAAGAACGCCTGTATGGCTTTGAAGTTCCCAGAAACTCTTACCAAAATGGAAGAAGGGAAAGCTCTTATCGCCCGCTTTTGTAAGGGATCAATTGAGGAATCGCCTTATGATGCTAAAAGGGCTAACCACGTTCAAGCTTGGCAGTTATTCGGTGAGTATTGCAAAAGAGACGTTGAAGCAACACGGGAGTTATATAAAAGGCTTACCCCTTTATCTGAGAACGAACGGCATTTGTGGCTTCTTGATCAAGAGATTAACGATCGAGGATACGCTATAGATCTTAATTTAGTGAAGAAGTTACAAGAACTCATTGCTTTTGAACGTGAGAAATTAGACGAAGAGCTGAAGACTTTAACTTTCGGTGTTATTGGATCTTCTCGCAAAACTGACCTTTTAAACAAATATCTCTTCTTATATATGGGATTAGATCTGCCAGATATGGCTGAAAGTACAATAGCAACGGCATTGTCTCAACCTAACATTACACAACGAGCAAAAGATATTTTAAATAACCGCCTATCGTCATCTCAATCCGCAATTTTAAAGTTAAATACGCTATCAGGTGCGGTTAGCCCTGATTTACGATTACGGGGAACACTACAGTTTTATGGAGCAAGTCGTACAGGTCGTTGGTCTGGATGTGTGTTTCAGCCACAGAATTTACCACGTCCAAATACTTCCCATGAAACGATTGAAGAAGCAATAGAAAGTAGCAATTTCCCGTCAGACGATCCCCTCCGCTTTGCCAGCGATTGTGTGCGTTCTTGTATTATCGCATCAACTGGAAAGAAGCTCATTGTTGCTGATTTAGCAGGGATTGAAGCCCGAGTCCTTGCTTGGATTGCGGGTGAACAGTGGAAACTCAACGCTTTTGCAAATGGCGAAGATATCTACAAAACTGCGTATTCCAAAGCGTTTAACGTTCCCCTTTCAGATGTAACCAAAGATCAAAGAGCCATCGGCAAAGTCATGGAATTAGCACTAGGTTATCAAGGAGGGGCTAGAGTGTTCCAAAAAATGGCATCGACCTTAGGACTTAATTTACAACAATTTAGCAAGAGCATCAAGAATACCGCAACAAGTGAAGATTGGGAACAAGCACAACGACGGTGCTTGTGGATGCAAGAGACCCATCCAGAATTTGCCGTTCATGATCCGTTTATCGGCACAGCGTGCGAGTTGGTTAAAGGAGCTTGGCGGGCTAAACATCAAGGCGTAGTCCAGTTATGGAAAGACTGCGGGGAGGCTTTTGACTGTGTCATTAAAGAAGGACGTTCGATATCGGCACGGCGGGTTGCAGGAGTTCCACCGCTCTTAATGAAGAAACAACATCAAAACGTTTTTATCACTTTGCCATCAAACAGAAAGCTTGTTTATAGGGATGTTAAAAGCGACCGTTCTTATCTCAACACAGCCACCGCACAGATAATGAGAGAGCGAACATACGGCGGAAAGCTTACTGAGAATATTGTCCAAGCGATCAGTAGAGATATTTTAGCGACAGGTATGATAAACGCTACAAAGGCGGGTTATGACATCGTTCTCACCGTTCACGATGAAATTGTTTGTGAAGTTCCAGATACACCAGAATTTAGCTCTGATGAGCTTTGTTTTTTAATGACGCAAAACCCCGAATGGGCAAAAGGTTTGCCGCTCAAAGCCGAGGGTTATGAGGCTGTGAGGTATCGCAAATGAGAAGGTTGTCGCATCAGCAGAGCGAACAAGAGATTGAGAAGCGTTTAGTGAAAGGTGTGCAACAACTTGATTGTTGGGTTCGAAAAGCATCGTTCGTTAGTCATCGGGGTTGTCCTGACCGATTAGTCATAACGCCTCAAGGGCGTCTCTGGTGGATTGAAGTTAAAAATCCTTCAGGACGATTGTCGCCCCAGCAGAAAATAGAAATAGAAGAATTAATACGTCGAGGACAGCGGGTTAAAGTGCTGTTTTCCGCTGAGGAAGTAGATAATTTTTTGAAAGAATTAGCATGCTCGTGTTAGCACCTCATCAAATCGAGATGGTGCATTGGATGCTACAGAACAAACGCTGTGCTGTATGGGCTTCCATGGGTTCGGGTAAAACCGTGAGTGTTCTCTTTGCCTTATCCTACATTCAAATGCTTGATCCTCGCCCTGCTCTCATCATCGCCCCATTGCGAGTTGCTCAATCGGTCTGGAGTGCCGAGGTAAAACGCTGGTCAGCGTTCAAGAATATGACCGTCGCCGTCGCTACGGGAACAGAAAAACAAAGGATTCAAGCCTTAAACCAACCTGCTTCTCTGGTCGTTACTAATTTCGAGAATGTGCCTTGGTTGGTTAAACTCTTGGGGAATCAGTGGAACTTCTCAACCATCATCGTAGACGAGAGTACAAAGCTCAAAGCATTTAGAATACGCCAAGGCGGGAAGATGTGTAAGGCGTTAGCCCGTCCCGCTTGGCAAACCGAACACTTCATTGAATTAACAGGAACACCCTCCCCGAATGGCTTAATAGATTTGTGGGGTCAACTCTGGTTTTTAGATAAAGGAAAAAGACTAGGAATGACGTATGATTGTTTTCTTCAAAAATGGTTTAACACTCATCGGGTCGGTGCTCACGTAAGTGCGGTTAAGCATACCCCTAAGCCCCATGCTCAACAAGAAATAGAAGCGAAACTATCCGATCGTTGTTTATCGCTCAATATCGCCGATTATCACGATATTAGTAAACCTATCTGCACCATCCACAAGATAGCATTGGCACAATCAACTTTAAAACTCTATCGCAAGTTTCAACGAGAGTTGTTTTGTGAGATTCAAGGCGAGCCCCTTGTGGCGTTTAACTCTGCATCAAAAACCGTCAAATGTCTACAATTAGCAAACGGAGCTGTCTATACTGATGAAAGCCACAGTTGGAAAGAAGTACATAACGCCAAGATTGAAGCTTTAAAAGCAATCGTTGAGGAAGCAGGAGGGTGCCCACTTCTTGTTGCTTATCACTTTAACAGCGATTTAATGCGTCTGTTCAAAGCTTTTCCGCAAGGACGACATTTAGACAAAAATCCACAGACTATTAAAGACTGGAACGCTGGCAAAATACCACTGTTATTCGCTCATCCAGCGTCTTGTGCTCATGGGTTAAATCTACAATACGGAGGGAATATTCTCGTCTTCTTCTCTCTCTGGTGGGATTTAGAAACGCATCAGCAAATGATTGAGCGGATAGGGCCTTTGAGACAAAAACAAGCTGGGTTCAAAAGAGCGGTGTTCATCCACTATCTCATCGCTGAGCACACCATCGATGAACTCATCTTAAAACGACTGCAAACTAAAGCAACTGTGCAGGAAATACTTTTAAACGCTTTAAAGAAAGGAAATTAATTATGACTGATTTTAACACCAAACTCCATAACCACCTTTGCTCTCGGGGAAATCTGGGAAACCCGCTGACCGATAAAGAACGACGACAGCTCAAATCTCTACTGAAATTTGAGGCAAAGTTTTTGCCAACACCCCGCCAACTTTTAAAAATAATCAATGATTTTAAGCCCGTCAGCCAACTTAGCTTCTGGGAGGCTTTGATCGAAACGGAATACCTCACTAAAATAGTACTTCACCACCGCAGATGGTATTACCGCCTGTCCGATGAGACCCCTCTTCTTGATGCCGATTATGATAAAATAGAAATTCGTATCATTAAATTAGCCGAGCACTTCCCTGAGCTATACTCTTTGGCTCATCCTATTATAAGCGAAGTGGGGTATTAAAATGTCTCACATATTTGTTTTAATGGGAAAAGCAGGTGTTGGTAAAACTACTTTAGCACGAACCGTTGTTAGATGTTCTGAACGTCTCGTTATACCTTTAGGGATAACAACAAGAAAGCCTAGAAGAGATGAAAAAGACGGAGTAGACTACCGCTTCATTAGTCTTAAGCGCTTCAAAGAGTGGGATAGACAAGGCCGATTTATCGAAACTACCGTCTATCGCAATGAACACTATGGATTGCTCAAACAAGACATCCTAGAGCTTATGGATAAGGAGTTTGATGTCTTAACTATTCTGACTCCTGACGGGCTGGATGTTTTTAAAAAACTCTTTGGTAAAAAAGTAACCTCCATCTTCATAACTCCCCCGTCAGAAAAAGAGTTAAAGCGAAGAAGACATCAGCGAAACAACTGGCAAGCTCTAACCCAAGATGACGATATCTTCGGAATGCAAGGGGCTTATGACTTCAAAATTACAAATGATCATCTAGGTATTGCTTGTCAACAGATCTGTCAAATTAGAAAAATGGTTAAGGAGGGGAAGTGAGATGAAACTAAAGCAAAAAGAGTTAGATAAAATAGCGAGTGTTTCTCGCAAAAGAAATGTAATGATTGAATTTACTGAAGACGGACAATGCATTCGCATATATCCAGAATTTGATTCAAAAGAAGATATGAATCCTCCAGAACATTCTGAACCATATGAAAATTTTGTGATTTAACTATGACAAAACACAGATATCCTTATTTATCCCATGAGACCACAAGGCATGGAAGGAAAGTATGGTATTTTAAGAAAGAAGGAAAACGCATACGATTACCTAACGTCTATGGTACTAAAGACTTCATGGAAACGTATGCTGATGCTCTTGCGGGACGTTTAAGACAGAAAGGCGACCATGGAAACAAAGGAACGTTCAAATGGCTTATTGATCAGTACAGATTAAGTGGACATTTCCAATCTTTAAATCCTACTACTAGAAGAGTAAGAGATAATCTGTTTTATCATATTATCAAAGATTCAGGTGATATTCCTTTTGCTAAAATAACACGCAGACATCTACAAAACGCTGTAGATAGAAGATCAAGTAAGCCATCAGTGGCAATATCATTTTTAAAAGCCATTTCCCCAGTATTTAAATGGGCGGAAACGTGTGAATTAATTACAAAGAATCCAGTAATCGGGGTATGCCGACCCCCTATCCGAACGATAGGAATGCATACATGGACAATGGAACAAGTAGAAGTTTACCGTAAACATCATCCTATCAATACAATGGCAAGATTAGCTTTAGAGCTTATGTTGTTTTTAGGACTAAGACGATCCGATGTAATAAGAATTGGCAAACAACACGTCAAAGACAGTGTTTTATCAATCCATACCAAAAAAACAGGCAAACAAGTTCATGTTCCGATTTTTGAAGATTTGCAAAAATGCTTAGATGCAGTAGGAGTAGATAGAGATACTTTTTTAATCACTGCTATCGGCAAACCTTTTTCTTCTTCAGGTTCTTTTGGAAACTGGTTTAGAGATAGATGCAAAGAAGCAGGGCTTCCCGATAAATGTAGAGCTCACGGATTAAGAAAAGCAGGAGCAACTATTGCAGCTAATGCGGGTGCTAGTCCACATGAACTTATGGCCATGTTTGGATGGTCAAAAACAGATATGGCTGACCTTTATACAAGAGAAGTAAACTCAAAGAAACTTGCTTATAAAGCGGCTAAAATGATAGCAGATTGTGTGTAAAAAGTAAGACTATACGGCTTCTAAGTCATTGATTCTTCATGATTCGGATTTAGTCCTACTTTAATGTAAGTTATTGATTTTTCAACCATATATTAAACCTGTCGGGGGCACCATTTTTACAAAGCAAGTTATTTATTTTAACGTTATTTTATTTTTAATCTGGTTGTGCTTTTTTTATAGGTAGGAATTTTTATTAAGTGACCATTTTTCTTTAGTTGTCTTCTCAAGAAATGATAGCGGATTATATCTCAATGATAAGCCCATACGGTTTATAAAAAATTTATTCTAATAGTTATAATGTGGTCGTATCTTGATACAAAAGATTTATTTTAGGGTAGTTTATGCGATTTATCAAAGGTATAAAAAATAGCATAAGCAATTGATTTAATTTTGTTATTTTATAATTTTAGGAACAATTTTTTTAGTACTTTTCCCTTAATTCTCAACAACGCTAGAGTTTTTTTCAAAGTCTAACTAAAAGGAAAATATATATTATTATTATAGTATGAGAAAGAAAAATGTCTTATTCAAGTAGAAGTATTCTAACTATTATTTTTATTATTTCTTTATTACAGGGTTGTTTATATCCACCAAGAGTTCATTCTTTGGGCGGAAGCAAGGCAGATGGGATAATCACGTTTGGATATCAATCGAATATTTTCACTGCTGAATTAATTCCTGAACAATTAGAAGTAGCCAAACAATCAGCAATAAAACGATGTCAACTATGGGGATATAAAAATGCCAAACCATTCACTGGATTAACATCTCAATGTGAAAACAGGAATAAGGATGGATATTGCATCGAAAGTAGTACGAAAATTAATTTTCAGTGTTATGATAAATAAAATACATCAAATCAATAATCTCAATATTAGGGTCCAAGAGTACCTTTAACTTTAGTTGATTTAAGAAATTTTTCATATTCATCATACTCTTATTGAGTCATAGCACCAGTAAGATATTTAATATAATTACTTAAATCATAATAACGAAGAAAAACTTTTTCTTCATTTTCACCTGTAATTTTAGAAATTATAAAAGGAACTAAAAAAAGAGGTGCAAAAGTCCGCAAAAACCTTTTGAGGCTTGTCCTAAAAAAAGAGAATTACAGGATTCATAACAAATCAATACCTAAAAAATATTTCAAAAAGAACAAGAAACAAAGCAAAAAAATAAGAATAAGATCCAAAATCAATACCTAAAAAATATCCCCAAAAAAGCCCCTAAAAATCAGCAAAAATACCAATAAGTATTAAGTCAATAAAGTAATTTCCTAATTTTATTAAATTTTTCTTCATTTGTTTCTCCTACTTTAGATAACAATAAAAAAAATATTACAAACGAGAACGACAATACTTTCCTTATTCCCGTTAAAACGTTATGTGTTTATCCTTGCTTCGAAAACTTAAACTTGGCTTCACTACACTTCCTTTACGCTTCGCCTACACCCCTGGGGGGAAGTCAATGACAAGTGGTGTGATGGCATTTTACCAACCCAATCATATTTCTCAATATTTTTCAAAGTATTAGAAGATTCACCATGAAAAGAGTAACCTTGAACAGAAAGTAAACTATCTTCAAATGGAATAACAACAGGAGGGATTGCAGGAACTAAAGCCTTTTCAGAAACATCCGTAGAAGAAACAGGAAAAGATGGAAAAGAAAAAGGCAAAGATGCAGTTTTATTTAAATTATCTAAATAATCTAAAATGTCCTTTACCGCAGAATGGAGTAAAAAATAACTTACAACGTTCTAATCCTAAATCAGAAAATTCTTAATTTACTGATTTTTCCTATAATTCCTGTGTTTTTTAAATAAAAATTATCATGAATAATTCCGATCAATCTTTCGTTGTAGTAAAAAAATCCTCCAATTGCTCTTTCCCAGCAAAAACTTATTTTGTGCATTCAAAATAATTACTCTTCGAATTATCCGGATAAACACGTTATCGAAGAGTGCTATTGCGGATTATAAAATTAATAACAAACCCCTCGATTGGAGACAATGCTACTGCAAGAAATACATGTCCTTCGGTTCCATCCGATACTAATAAATATGGCAAGATTATAATCTTATTTTGCCATATTTACGATCCTGAAACAGAAATAATACGTTTTATAACCCCTTTCCCTGCTCCCTTACCAAACCATCCATCCACCGTTAATGATGACATCACGTGAACTATTCGATTAAGCTGATATGCTGTTTTTACTAGCTAATTTAAGCAATGGAAAGAGTATGAAAACTTCATTTAAATACTTCAAATAATCTTGCTTAAAAATTTCTCGGATTGTTATTCAATAATAATAAAATCTTTAAAAAATATCATTTCCAGTATGGCCATAATCAATAAATCCACACTCTAAATCGAAAAATATCAACATTTGCGATTAAATACAATGTATAAAATGTATAACTTGATTCAAATAATTGACTGAATAAGTCATTTTAAATACAAACGTACCTATTAAATATATTTTTAAAAAATAATAAAAAATAGGATTTCAATTATGCATATTAAAAAATCAAGCTTAGTCTCTATCGCTGCAATGGTAGCAATAACTATACCGTTAAGTAGTTGTGTGGAGGATAATGTCGATATGTCAAAAATATTAAAAGCTATGCAACAAGACTCAAGATTTAGAGGACCAGAAGGACAACGAGGACCACGAGGACTACGAGGACCAGAAGGACCAGAAGGACCACGAGGACCAGAAGGACCACGAGGACCAGAAGGAGCAATAGGACCACGAGGACCAGAAGGAGCAATAGGAGAGCAAGACCAACAGGACTCAGAAGGACGAGAAGTACGAAAAAAAGAAGAAACCTTAACAAATCCAAATAATATAAAAGACAATACGCAACTTCTAAATGAATTAACCGACCAAAATTCCACTGAGACAAAAAAATTCCAGGCAACTAATCAACTAGAAACCTAA